CTATTCCACGCATTGCATCGGCTCCTTGCCGCTCGCCACGCATGCGCGGTATTTCTGTTCCGCCGCGTCGGCCTTGGCTTCACTTGCCTTGTTGGCATTGGTGATCCTGTCGATCACCCGCGCACCGCCTGCCTCGATCAGCGCCGCACGCCACTGCCACACCAGCAGGACAAGCAGCACCCCGAAGATCATCGCCAGCCAGCCGCGAAGGCCGAGATCACCAAAGAACGCTTTGAGAAAGATCATCATGGCTTCAGCGCCATGGCGAGTTCGCGCCGCTTGATTTCATCCTCGATGTAGAACGCGGCCTTGCGCAGGTCCTCGATCGCGTTCCCCTTGAGGTCCGCGCGCCAGATGTACTTGACCGCATTGCCGAGGTTGAACCCCATGTGGCGCGCGATGGTGATGCACTCCACCCCGCTCGGATGCCCGGTGTAGTGCGCGGGATGGTTGACCGGATCATGCTTCGACATCGGCCAAATCCTTTTCATTGCGCCAGAACAAGGGGCGCCCCGCGTCATCCCAACGGGCATAGAGCACCACCGCCAGCCCGCCGATCGTCAACAACCCGGCACCGATTGCAGCGGCTTCCCAAGTCAGCCAGGACAGCAGCCCGGCGGCTTCGCCCACCGTATCCTTGACATCGGTGGCCAGCGCGATGCCGTCCTTGCCAGCCTGATAGGCCGCGCCACCCATGGCGATGGCCCCGATGCCGCCCGCGCCAGCGCCTTTCACGGTGCGGCTGTCGGCCAGCGGTTTGGAGTTAGCGTCACCGGAGCGCTCATAAAGCGCCAGCGCCCTCTTGGCCCAGCGAACCCGCGCCGCGTGGGCAGGCACCCCGGCACGTTCGAACAGCTTTTCGAAAGCGACGGTGAGCGCATGCAGGTCAGCGCCGGAATGTTCCAGCATGCGCAGCGCTGCACGCTCGGAGCCGCGAAGCTCATGCAGCAGGAAGCCGAGATTGCCTTCATAGGACGAGGGCTTGAGGCCCCTTGCGGCGCACCATGCCTCGAACTGCTTCCGGCGCGGCCCGGTCCACTGTGCCCAGCCGTAGCCGCCACGCGACCCGGCAACCACCGGCTTCACCTCCTGCATCAGCGTGAACCCGGCTGTCTCGTGCGCAAGATTGCCCACCACCGCCGCCGCGGCATATTTGTGAACGGCCAGCTCGCGCACGAGCGCACGCATGATCAGCGGTGCCAAACGATTAAACTGCTTTGTCATCATCCGGTCCTCAGGGTGGAAACATACGACGTGCTGCCGTTGTCGGAGATGTTCGTTGTGTTGGCCCATGACCGGCCCGTCACCTCGTTCATCCAGCAGCCGGATATGATCGAGAGGCCCACGTTGCTGGACGTGAGCATGACATCGGCCTTGTTGCGGCTTGAGCCGCCCCGGAACGTCAGCGCGGTTCCGCCCACGGCCACGTCAACGCCGACGAACGCGCAGGCATTGCAGTTGTCGACATCGACGCCGTTGCCGAGTGCCGATGTGACCTGAATGCCGGTGATCTGCGAACGCCAGTGATAGGCCACGTAGAGGCCGACGCCCGTGCTGGTGGCGAGATCGCGCACCTTGACGTTCGACACCGTGCCCCACGCCTCGCCTTCGGCGCCGCTGCCGCGCAGGTCCACCCCGCTGCCGCAGCCCGCAATCTCGCCATCGGAGATGTTGTAGAAGGACGTGAGGGCATAGACGCCCTGCTGTCCGACATCGAGGAACGAGAACCCCTGCAGCTGGACCCGGTCGCCCGACATGCCGCCGCTGCCCTGCAATAGCGCCCCATAGGAGGTGATATAGCGCCCGCGCACGCCCTGCGCACCGCAGTTGAGGCAAAGCCCGGCCCAGCTGAACCCGCGACCGACATTGCGCACCGCACACTCAATCCACCAGGTGTTCTCCTGGAAAGTGCCCGAATAGGGATTGTTGTCACAGGCGTAGTCCATACAGCGGGTTGCGGTGAACGCCCCCGTTTCCGTGCTGCCGTAGCCGTCAACCCGGCAATCCTGCCATGTGTTGTCGATCGAGTTGCCGTAGGCATAGTGCCCCCGGTTCTTCACCGTGCGCGACACCACGCCCTGCACGCGGCTTTCCTTGCAGTGCAGCAGCATCGAACCGATGTAGAGCGACAGGTTGCCCGTCAGCTCCATGTTCGAGAAGGTGATACCGGTGCAGTAGCTGCCCGCCGGCGCCTCGGCATACACCGCCGCGCAGCGCGCATTGGCGCGGGTGATGCCGACCTTGATGTTGTCCCCGGCCACACACGGCGTCGCCAGCGTGAAGCTGGACGAGGTGTAGGTATAGTCTGTGCCGTTGGGCGAAACCTCGACGTTGTTCTTGTAGATCACCAGATCAAACGCCGACAGCACCAGCCCGCCGGAATTGAAGGTGAAGGTTGCCTGCCCTGCCGTGGCGGTAAACTGCGCCGTCACCTGTGCGGCGTGCCACACGTCAACGTTGGTCACCACCACATTGGAGCGCGTGCCGGTTCCTGCCGGATCGCGCACCGCGATCATGCCGCGATAGAGATTGCCCGTGGTCGGAATCAGGTGCCGGTTGATCGAGCAGCGCGGGCCGCGCGTCGAGAACATCGAATTGCTGCACGGGTAGATTTCGTCGTCGCAGCGGTACTTGCGCGCCGGGCGCCCCCACAGGACGCCGCCGCCGCGCGCCTCGATATAGGCGAAAGCGTTGTTGATGGCCGTGGTGTCGTCCGGGCCGGTCTTGGCGGTGCGGTCATAGCCGCCCTGGGCGCCGAACATTTCCGGCGTCACCTCGACACCCTGCAGCTCGAACCATGCGCCGGTCGCATGCTGCCATTTGCCGGGATGGCCGGGCTGCGCCTCGACCTTCATCCAGCGCGCACCGCCGTTGTCGAACGGCGCCGCCCGCCCGAATGTCTCGATGATGTCGATGCCGTCGACCGACGCCAGCGCCTGCGCTGCGCTCAGCGTCATCATGGTGATCATGGTGATGCCGAGAAGCGCGCGCTGCGCCTGTGCCGTGGCCGATGTCAGCAGCGCCCGCCCGGCGGCGGTCGCATCGACAATCTGGGCACTGGTCACCACATTGCCCGGCGGCACCGGCACGCCGATGAAATTGCCGTTGGCATCGCGGTACAGCAGCGAGCCGTTCGGCATCCCGGCAAGATCGAACAGCGCCGGATCGTCGCCTTCCGCCACGGTCAGGGCGCGGGCAGCCAGATCGTCCACATCACGGCGAAGCTCCTGATTAAGCGTCGCCTGCATGTCGAGCGCGGTTTCCACCCGGTCGGAGCGGATCGCCCCGGCGCGGGTCACATCGGTCAGGCGTTCATCGGTGCGGGCGCTTTTCAGCCGGACAGCCACGACAGGATCAGCCAGCGCCGCGCGCGGCGGCACGGCAAAGGTCACCTGTGCCTGCCGGCTCACCAGCGCCACGGTGAACCCGGACGTGATCCTGTTCCACAGTTTCGACGTGCCGACGCGCAGGAACACCTGCACATCCTCGACCGCCCACACCGGCGTCGTCGTCGGCAGCGAGAACACCACCTGCCCCACGCCAGCGTTCAGCGTTGCGGTGCGGGTGTGCCGGGCAATGGGAACGGCAATCGACATGCGTCACTCTCCGGTTTGTCGGAGAATGACGCCGTGCGGGATGCGTTAAGCGCCTACCACAGGCTCATGTCGGGGGCGCGGTGCGGGCTGGCCTCGCCGCGCCGCCACCATGTGCCCTGCCCGTGTTCGCGCATCAGGTCGCGCTCGCGCCGCTTCCACGCATCATAGGCATCGGGATTGGCCGCCGCCTGCAACCGGTCGAAGATCAGCCGGTCGGTAAACGGCTTCACCGGCCACATCGACAGGCCGGGCAGATTGCGGCGGGCAAACTGCACCGCCCGTTCCGAACGGTTGGTTTCCTCACCGGACAGGAAGCCCTTGGAGTTGAGGACAGAGAATGTATCACCGATCAAGCCCGCGACTGGACCAGCCAGCCGGGCCGTGGACGCAACACCATCCCTCTTGTAGTCAGCAAATACCCAGTCGCCATAGAACCCGAGGCCGCCGCCCTTGGTCGCGGCTTCCGCCCAGAAGGCCGGATCGTCAAACACCCCGCGCAGGTCGCGCCCCTGCCGCAACGCCTGCATCTGCACGATCATCGCACCGCCCAGTGTCAGCGTCGCCAGCGTGCCGATCAGGAACGACGCACCGCGCGCCGCACCGCCCGCCGCCTCCTGCGATGTCGCATTGATCAGGCTCATGATCACGGTTGTGGGGTAGGAAAGATACATCGTGACCGACCGGGTCAACTCGCCTGCAGGCGTCCCCTTCCGTGCATCCATACCCAGCGCCGTGCGGGCGCGGGCCGTGCCGCCCGGCGTCGCCTCCTCCATCAGCGCGTGCATGGCCTCGGAATATTTCAGCGCCAGATCGCGCATCGTCCGGTCGCCCGGCGCGCTGTCCAGTATGTCGACAGGCCGCAGCATCCCGCCCGCCTCGCCATGGTCGAGCGCCCGCACCGCGCCGATCCTGCCCCAGCCGTCCTCATCAATGCCGAAGCCCTTCAGCCAGCGCGCGAACCTGGCCTCCTGCCCGCCCTTGGCGTCCAGCGCCGCCAGCGTCTGCCCGGCGAGATCGCCCGCCTGGAACATGAACGCCTGCGCATGCGCACGGCGCTGCGCGTTGGTGAAGGGCGTCAGCCCCGTCCATGTGAACACCCGATCCGGCAACCACCGGCTCATTTCCGCGCTGCGCGCCGTCAGCCCATAGCCGCCCACATCGGTGCGCAGGTGCTCCATCGCATCGGCAATGATCACCCCGGCACGCGACACATCGCGCGTCGCGGCATCGCCGAACAGCTGGCGTGGCAGGTCAGTGAGATAGCGGAAGGCCGGAACACCGGCGAATTTGCGCACCCACGTCTGGTGGAAAGGATCGCCCGCCATTGCGGTCATGGCCGTGCCGCCGAGGTTGGCCGCCGTCAGCCAGTTGCGCAGCCCGGCAATCGCATCGCCCGCCGCATTCGAGCGCGTCAGGTCGCCGTTGACCACATTCCACATCCGGTCAAGGAAGGCGCTGCCTTCGCTGTCGCGCTTGTGGGTGACGCGGGGTTGGTAGAGCGCCGACTGGCCAATATCATGCCGCGCCTTCTCCTGGTCGATCACGCCCTTCATCCAGGCAATCATGCCATCAGGGTTCGGCCCCAGCACCTCAAGCGTCGCCACGTCGCGCGCCAGCCCGTTGAGATGCCCCATCAGCACCGCATGGATGTCCCCGCCGCCATAGGCATTGTGGTAGTCCAGCCACGCCTGCCCGTCCCGGAATTCCAGAAAGCGTTCTTCACGCCGCTGCGTTGCCAGCGAACCGCGCCCGCGCGGCTGCGTCGACGGTGCATGATCAATCGCGCCATCCGTGACGATCCGTTCCCAGATCACCCCCAGCGCCTCATCCAGCCGTTCCGCGCTGAGGGCGCCGCCGCTGAGCGGGTCGCGCATCTTGCCGACATCGAGCAACGGCTTGATGTCCCGGATCCATTGATCCTTGCCCGCCGCATGCAGCTTCTCCGCCACATGGCGCTGCGGCAGATAGCGCTCGCGTTTGACCATCGCCCCGCCGGCGGCATTGAAGGCGTCAACCAGCTCGTCCGCCGCTTTCTGGAATGCCGTGAAAAATCCCGCCGCCTCGATGTCGCCGGTCGCCTCCCCCATGCCTTCCCGCGCCACGTTCTCCAGCCGCATCTGCCCGCGCCGCTGTCCGGTCGCCCATTTTCGACGCGTCTCGTACAGCAGTTCGTTCAGCCGTGAATGCGCGATTCCGAACAGGGACTCGCGCCGCCCCATGACGGACGCGGACCCCACCAGCAGGTTGTTGCGGTTTTCCAGCAGACCCTCGAAGGCCGTTGCAATGTCGTGCTTGCCAGTGCGCGGATCGCGGTACGTCTGCCCATGCGCGGCGATGCTGGCGGCCTTTGCCTTCATCAGCGCGCGGCGGCGCTCCATCTGCCGGGCCTCATCATCCAGCCGTGCCGCCAGTGCGGCCTTGGCCTCGCCTTCCGGGTCGGGCGCCCCGCGCCGGATGGCCGCCTCGACTTCGGATTTGTGCTCGCGCACCAGCCGGTCGGCTTCCGCCGCCCTCAGCTCGCCGCCCTCGACAGCCGCACGGATGCAATCGGCGAAGCTCATCTGCCGTCCCTCATGTCTTGCAGGCTTTGACAACATCGGAAAGATGCAGCGCACGGGGCGGATCAACCACCCCGCCGACCATCACGTCACCGGTTTCGAGTTCGACCGGCGACTGGTCGATCAGGCGCCTTTCGGTCTGGGCATCCGCGCCAGCGCCTCGTGCATCGTCGCCCGCTGTTCCAGCCGGGCCTTGACGCTCGGCACGTATTCCGCCTGCGCTTCCATCGCCAGTTTGCGCGCCGCCGCGCGATGCTGCGCCGGGGTCAGGTTCAGGGCGGGCATCGAAGAGGCCCGGGCCGCCAGCTTCGGCACCTTGTGCCGCGCCGCGATTTCCGCCTGCGTCCGCGAAAGTGCCAGCTGCACCAGCGGTGACATTTCCGCGCGCCGGTCGCTCATGGCCAGCCCTTTCCATCACATTGCCGAGAACATCGCCAGCCTGCACCGGCGGCAGTCCGAGATCAAGCCCGGCGTCGGTTGTCACCTGCCGCGCCTGCCGGACATAGGTTTCAAGCACATCCGCGATGCGGTCCTGCCCCGCCGCGCGGTTGCCGCCGGGGAGATAGAACATCTCCATCAGCGCAGCCACTTCCGGCTTGACCGCGCCGAAGAAGTCCCCCTGCGCCAGATAGGCACTCAACTTCAGGCCACGGCCCCGGATATCCACGGTTGCCGCGACCGCTTCCATCAGCGGGCCGGTGATATCGAGATCAACCGGCACATGGCCCCCGGCCACATCCACCCGCAACCGTGCCCAGTGCGGCGCCGCCATCACAAGCGCATTGGACAGTGAACGCGCATCATCATCCAGCGATTCCGCGATGCGACCGATCACATTGAGGTCGCCATAGGCCCGCGCCACCAGCGCATTGCGCACACGCATCAGCCCCGTCTGTGTCAGGTCACCTGAAGAGGTCACCAGCGCGCCATGTTCCGTTTGCGGCAGCGTCGACAGGAACTGTCGTACAAACCCACGGTTGCCGATGGCCGACAGGTTGCCCGGCACCTCGATACCGGCCAGCATTTCGCCGGTCAGGCGCGGAGCATCGGTAAAGGCCACCTCGGACGCCCCCAGCGTCAGTGTGGCAGGCCGGTTGGCCGACACCACAAGCGCGCGGCGCCCGGCGTCGTCCAGTTCGGTTTCCCGCACGCGCACGAGCACCGGCTCGCGATAGTTCCCGACATCCACGCCCATCGTTTCCAGCCATGCGCGATACCCTGCCGCATGGCCGCTCCGGTAGGCTTCGCGCAGCGCCATGATGCGCCCGTTACCGCTTTCAACCATGCCATCGGGACCGACCAGCGGCGCCCCCCGATCAACCTCGGTCGAGAACCCGAGGCGTTCCGGCTGCAGCCGGGTGGCCATTTCACGGATCTGCTGTTCCGATGCCGCACGCGAGCGGTCGCGCGGTTGCAGCCAGGACAGATAGCCCTTGTCCGAGGAGGCCAGAACTTCCGATGCCTCGACCACCACGGGCCGCGCGACGATCACCCGCCCGTCCGCATCGGCGAGATGCTGGATGCGCAAGGCCGGCGGCAGGGCATCCGGCGCGACAGCCCGCGCCTTTGCGCGCTCCACTGCCTCCGTGATTGCCGCATAGGCGGTCAGTTCCATGCGCGCCGCCATGGCCGATCCGGGCGCCCGGTCGGCCAGCAGATTGACCATCGCCGCCTGATGCAGCGGATCGTCGGTATGCGCGGCGATCAGCGCGGCTTGGTCCGGCGGCACCGCACGGCGCTGGGCCACGTCAAGCGCTTCATCCGAAAGCCGCGCCAGCCGCCCGGCATCGCGCAGGGCCGGATCGTTGGATGCCAGCGCGGAAAGCACCGCATCGGGGTTGCGGCGCAGCGCCGCCACGGCCTCGTCCAGCGAGGCCATACCATCGGTCACCGACCGCGCCAGCGCATCGTCAACGCCCGCCGGAATCACAGGATCGCGCAGGGGCATGGGCGACAGCGGTTCTTCCAGATGCCGCAGCGCATCGCCCATCTGTTCGGCGACGCGGGCGGGCGGAACACCCTTCACATCGGCCACAGCTGCCGCTGTTGCCGCATCAGCCTCGGCAGCGGCAACAAGCGCCTCGCGTGCCTCTCCTGTCATGCGCGCGCCCGCTGCCTCGGCAGCGGCAGGCACATCGGCAGGCTTGAGCTTTCCGGCACGCACCGCACTGACAATTTCGCCGATGCCCTTGATGCCGCCGCCCAGCACCGCACCGGCGGCGGCGGCCAGCGCCACATCTTCCGCCGCTTCCATCAGTCCGGACGCCATGCCGGCGTCCGCCCGCTGCTGCTGGATGAAGGGTTGCGACAGGGCAGCGCCGGCAGCATTTGCCCCGCCCTGCCAGATCATCGCATTGAGGATGCGCCCGACAGCGGTTGCGCCCTGGCCGCCGCCTGGCACCGCGAACGATGCCCAGGTGATCGGATCATGGCGGCTTCCCCACAGGCCACCCGCCAGCATGGCCGCGCCTTCGATCACGGAGTTGCCGTCCGTCCGGCCCCATTCGCGCGTGTTCGCCGCCTCGGCATCGCGACGCAGGGCATGGCCGGCGGCATCCGCATCGATATGGTCCGGCAGATCGTCCAGCTTGCCCGCATGCTGCTGCTTCAGTGCGCGCACCTGCGCAAAATACGCATCCACGCGCCCCCGCAGGAAGCCGCCGTAGTCGCCGTTCTCCGGCGCCCGCATCTGCGGCAGGCCCGGCCCGGCGCCGAAGTCCGGCACGGCTTCCAGTGTCAGGGCAAAATCGCGCCGCGCCGCCGTGATCGGATTGCCGATATCGACCCCGGCCACCGACTTGATGCGGTCGCGATAACGGTCGAAGGCCCCGGCCTGCGCTTCCACCGACGACATGATGGTGCCGTTGAACTGTTGCCGCTCGGCAGAGGCGGTGAACATGTCCCCAGCCTTTTTCCAGATGTCATCGCGCGCGAGATCACGCGGCAGGCGCGCGAAATCAAGGCCGAACTTCTGCAGGCTTTCGAGCGTGGTCCGGTCACGGTCGGGATCGAAAGCGCCCTTTGCCTCGGACCATGCCTGTTCAGGGAAGGGCTGGAACACCGTCACCTGAATGCCTCCGGAATGCGCTCGCGCAGCTTCGGCGAAACCTGCGACCAGTCGAGAAAGAAGATTGCTCCCGATTTGGCCCGCACCGGGTCTTTCACCGTGCCGGTGGAAGCGTCGATGTTGCCGAAGCGGTAGCCGCCATCCCCGGCGTGCGGCAGCGCGCGCAGAAGTTCCTTGACCGTCATCGGCTTGCCCGCTGCCGTCACCGGCGGATCGGCCATGCCGGCAAGGTCGCCATCCTCCATCGCCCGCAGCACCTCGCCGAAGCGCGAGGCTTCGACGTTCGGCGGCGCGACCACCTGCCCGCTCGACCAGCCGTTCGTCTTGAATTTCGGGATGATGCCGCCGTACTGCCTACCGCCGCCGCGCGTTTCGCCCGCCGCCGCGCGCATGGCGGATGCCAGCAGTTCCGGCGCGTCCGCACCCTTGGGGTCAACCCCGCGCCGCGCAACCTCATGCTCGAACAGCAGCGCAGCCGTGGCCTTGATGCGCCCCTGCTGTTCCGCCGAATAGCTCATCCGCGCCGTACCGACCACATCCCGGAACGCGCTGTCGAGTTCCGTCCCGCTGGCGCGCAACACGCTGGCGCCCTTCACCTTGCGGGCTTCCAGCGCTTCGGCCACCCGCCGTTGCGCCGTGTCGTCGCCTGTCGTCACCGCCAGCATCGAGGCATGGGCCAGTTCCGGCGCCGTATCGCCGATCTCGGCCAGCGCCTTTGTCGCGTTGCCGCCGGCCCCGCGCACGATGCCGTTCATCACATGCAGCGCCTTGGCGCCGCCACCGGCCAGCACCTCGCCGATCATCCGCCGTTCTTCCGGTCGGAAATAGACCGGCGCCATGCCCTTGCCGCGCGCCACCGCTTCGGCCTGTGTCGCGCGGGCGCGCATCTGTTGCCCCAGAACGTCCGGCGGCTGGCCGAAATCCACCGGCGCCACCTGCCCGCCGGGGAGAACCCCGGCCTGTTCCGCCGCCCGCAGCGGGTCGGTTGTGTCAAGGCTGTTCATCGAATCGCGCCGCGACCGGGCAAAATCGATCACCTGCGCCATCGGCTTGCTGACGCCGGATGCCGCGATGCGTTCGGCATTGGCCAGCCGCCCCGACCAGTTATGCCCCGCCTCCGGGTTGCCTTCCGTCCATCCGGCGGGCCGAAGATAGGAGATGACGGCGCGGTTTGCCCCGCGCAGGTCGCCGGCATTGCGCAGGGCATCGCCCCGGCCTTTCTCGCTGGTTTCCAGTTCCAGCATCACGAAATCAATCTGCGTGTCGAAGTCGCGTGGGGTTGTTCCGCGCTTGGCCGCGAACGCTTTCAGGCGGGCGGCACGCTCCCCGTTCCACTGGAAAAGCCCGATGGAATCACTGCCGTCACGCCCGTCGCCGGGATTTACAGCATCGGTCCTGCCCGCCGATTCCGCCATCGACTGCCCTGCCAGCGCAGCCGCCGCCACCGGCGACAGGCCGCGCGCGACAAACGCCTGGGCAATCTGCGCGCCCCGGTCGCTGCCCGCGCCCTTCGCCTCGCCTTCGAGTTTCGACACATAGGCCGCCCGCTCGCTGGCGTTCATGCGGCGCATCGTCTGTTCCACCTGCAGCTTGGCCTGTGCCTGAGCCAGCATCGTGCGCCCCTGCGCACCGAGGCTGGCGCCCTGCTTTTCCAGCGCCGCCAGTTCAGCAGCGGGCGGGGTCAGCCCCTTGCCGTTCCGGTCGATATAGTCATCCAGCGCCTTCTGGTAGGTCGAGGTCGCGGCGGTGATCTCGTTGCGCCGCGCTTTCGCCAGTTGCGACAGCCCCGTGTCGAGCTGCTGGATTCCGTCCGGGCTCAGCAGCGCCAGCTTCCCCGCTGCGATGTCCTTGCGGATGCCCTGATGCAGCCGGTCGATCTCGTCCGGGTCCGTCATCTTCTGGGCACGGGCGGTGTAGAGCGACAGCAGCGTCGAGGACCGCAGCGCCTGTTTCTGCTTAATTGCCTGTTCAGCGGTGACGTGCCCATCCGCAACCGCAGCGTCGATATCGGCTTCCACCTTGCCGAGCGACGCGCGCGCCGTCGCCAGCGTGTTTTCAGATTCCGGGTCCGTCATCGCCAGCCGCGCCACCGATGTCTCGTGCGCGCTCACCGTCTCGAACAGCCGCGCCCGCGCCTGGTCTTTCTGCCGGGCCTCGAACGCATCGTTCACCTTCAGGCGCAATGTCGTACCAAGCGTCGTTGCCCCGGCCTTGAAGTCCCCGACCAGTTCCGGCCCTGCCGCCGCAACGCGCGCCTGATATTGCGCGGTGAGCGCATCATACGCCGATTTGAACGCCACAGGATCATCGGAATGTTTCTGGTGCAGATCGAGCGCATCCGACCGGAAGTTGGCCTCCGTCTGTGTCTGGAATGCCCGGTTGCCCGCCCTGTCGAAAGCATGCCCCCGGATCGTCGCGCTGTTGGTCGGCTTGTAGCCGTCCACCAGCCCGGCAATCGCCCCCTCGCGCGCGCCTTCCACCGCCGCCTGCTTGTCGGCAATGGCGCCCAGCCCGTCCGCAATCTGGGTGAACAGGTTGGTGGCCGCCCGCGCGTCGCCCGCATCATTCAGCGGCTGGGCAATCGCCTGCCCGGCCAGCGGTACAAGCCCGGTTTTCGAGGTCAGAGAACTTGCCATCTTACCCCCGGTTCGCCGCAGACATCATGGTTTTCGCCCCGATACCGAGCGCGTTCAGCAGGCCCGTGCTCTTGGCCCGCCCGGCGGCGGCGCGGTAGCTCGCGGCCCGCTGTTCATATTGCGCCGCCCGCGCATTGGTCGTTTCGCCGGAAATCGCCAGCGCCCGCGCCGCGTCGTCATCGGCCTGCGCCCGCGCCACAACCGGTGTGCCGAACGACAGGTCGATGCCCGATGCCGCATACGCCACATCGCGCTGCCCCTGTTCATCCAGCAGCTGGCGCCGCAACTGGTCAGTACGCTGCATTCCGGCAAGGCGCTCCTGCCGCGCGTCGTCCTGCGCCTGCAGCCCCTGTTCGCGCAGGGCCGCCGCCTTTTCGTCGCCCTCGCGCATCGCCGAAATGCCGCCAAGAACGCTCATGCCGCCCTGCATCAGCGAGGACAGGAACGAGCCGCCGCCCGTCGCACCACCCGCCGCAGTCCCGAAACTGCCAAGGGCGGTCCCGACACTGCCGAGCGCGCTTGCCCCGGCAGACACCGCACTGCCGACCGCGCTTGCCCCGGCAGATGCGGCGCTCGCCACTGTGGTGAATACAGCTGCCGCCAGTTCCATCAGAGCCTCGCTTCCAGTGTCACGTTGCGCAAGGTCATCTTGCCGGGCTGCGTCTGGGTGAAGGTCGCCACCGCATCCGGCTGGAACCCCATGATGCCGCGCACCGCCACAGGCCGCGTTTGCGGCGCCAGCGGCCCGGTTGCCGGATCGCCGAACCGGCCCATGGGAACCGATCGCGCCCGGCGGCCATTGGCCCCCACCGCCAGTTCTTCTGTCTCGATCAGATCCAGCTTGATCGTGTGGATTCTCGCCGGGCGCTTCACCACCAGCGCAGGCCCGACATCGCGCTTGAGCGGCAGCGTCTCGACCGCCGGAGCCGTCCACAGCCCCACGGTGACGGTTGCTGCGGGTTCATCCAGCGTGATCGCACCGCCCGTCACCGTGAAGGGACCGAGCCGCCAGCCGTCCGCCGTCGCATACACCGTGCCGCCCTCAAGATGCGCCAGCCCCGTCACGGTTGCGGCATTGGGCGCCCGCGTCACGGTGCAGTCATACAGCAGATCATCATCCAGCGTTTCCAGCTGCAACCGGCTGATGCCGCCCACCAGCCGCGCAACCACGATCCACGCCGTGTTCGCCCCGTCGACAGCCACCGCCTTCACCTGCCCCTCGGTTGGCCAGCGGGTGAAGGCGCTCACCTCCTGATTGCGCAGCAGGCTTCCGCTCACCAGCAGCCCGTCGCCGCGCACCAGCCAGTAGCGGTCCGCATCGGATGTGGAATCGGCCCGCTGCAGCGCGGCATCCTGCACGTTGTCGATCAGGTGCGAGGCCAGCAGCGAAATCGGCGCGCTGTCATAGCCCGCCGCCGTGTCGGCATAGGTCGCCGCGAACACCTTGGTTCCGGCGGCGGCCACATAGATGATCGCGCCTTCGTGCTCGCACACCGGCACGGCCCGGCGTGTGCCGTTCGGCGAGGACCGGACAAGGTTCGGCGGCGTTGACCGCACCAGCGCCTTGTCGGACACGAACCATTCGGCCTCGGTTGTCATTACGATCAGATGCCGCCCGCGCTTCAGATGCGTGATTTCTTCGGCCCCGTCCGTGTCCATCGCCACCAGAATGGCGCCGCTCGCGGCCTGCGCTTCGATGTTGAAGTCGAAGTACTCACCGGTGCGGCTGGCCAGAAACGCGTTGCGCTTCGCCTTGAACCCCGCCAGCACCAGCCGTTCCTGAAAGAAGATGCCGGTTGCCGGATACCCGCGCGACGGCGAGAACAGGGCTTCGCCCCCCTTCTTGCCCTTCTGGGTGCGCGAACAGGTCAGCACCGTATTGGTCGACGACACACACCGGCCCGACACGTCGAAGTTGCTGCCGATATTCAGTGCGCCCGAGAACGTCACCTGAAACGACAGCAGGCCCGGTGAACCGCCCGTCTGCGCAACGGTCAGGCCCGGCTCGATCGACGGCAGCGCCTCAAGTGCGTTCTTGATATTCAGCGAACTGGCCGTGCCGTCCTCGGAGATGAAAACCTGCGCGGTTGTTTCACCCGAAACGGTGATCTCGAACGCCTGTCCCGCACCGAATGTGCCGGTGGCATACTGGACATAGAGCATCCAGATATCCGCTGTGTGGGTGTAGTTTCCGCCGTAGTCGACATCCGGAATGAAGGTGAAGGGCGCGGCATCCAGCGCCCATTCCTGCGACGCGCCGATGCGCAGCAGGCGCCGGGGCGCCACATCGACATGGAACAGCAGCGCCGTATCGCGCCGCTGCACAAAGGAAACGTCCGCGAGCTGTTCCCCCGTATAGGCGCAGCCGAAGCATCCGGCATAGGCGAAGCCGCCCGGTTCGGCGGTGAACACATCCGCATGGCCGGGCGCTGCCACCACCATGTAGCTTTCGGCGGTGGAATAGGCGAATGACCACAGCTTGACGCCGGTCACCTCGCCCGTTGTCTCGGTCAGCACGGCCACGGTGCCGGTTGAGATGGTGCGGCTGGCCGCCGGCGCTGTCAGTAGCCGCAGGCGCACCCCGGTGATTGTCAGCACCGCCCCCGGCGCCGTCGCCTGCCGGTAGGCCGCCGCCGCCTTGCGCAGCGCCATCGAACCGCCGATCGCCACCCACAGGCCGCCGGTTTCAACCTCGATCTGCACGCGCGCGGCATCATCCGCGCCGCCGCCGAGGCCGGACAGGTCAATGGCCGCCACCCCCGCCGCGCTGACGCCTACCGTCCACAGCACGCCCGCCGCCGCTGTCGTCACCGCTGCCGGCGTCGCGGTTGCCGCCGTCGCCAGCGCCCGCCGCACCGGCGCGCGATAGGCCGATCCGGGCATGAGGGTGAAGCCGCCCTGCGGCACAGGCCGCACCCGCGCCATGCGCGCCGCGCCGGAATAATAGGTTTTCAGATGCGTGGAACCGTGTGCGGCGGGGTCGATTTCCCCGCCGTTGAAGTTCACCTGATAGTTGCCGGGGCGGGATGTCATGCCGACACGCCCCACCAGTTGCCGCCACCGCCGAAGCTGGCCTGTGCCGGGCGCCGAGCCTGCCCCTGTGCATGGTCACTTGCCACCGCCTTGGCCATCAACCCGCCGCGCCCCTGCATGGCGGGCGAACCCCACGCCTGCTGATGCAGCAACGCGGCAAGGTCCTTGTCCTCGCACACCGCAACCGTTAGATCGGCGGCCAGCGCAACAATCAGCGCGTCGCGCAGGTCCGGCATCCACTGGTCGGGCGTCAGCATCACGTTGTAGATGCCCCATACCTCCGTGACGCTGCAGCACACCAGCGCGCCCTCGATGATGAAGTCGCGCACCAGCGAATCCGGGTTCTTCGGATCGGTCAGCAGCCGCCGCACCGGCGAAACCGCCTCGACAGGCCGCTGGAAGGCGTAGGGATATCCGTTCGGCGGGGTCAGTTCCGCCGCCACCCGTTCAAGCTTCCGGGTTGCCCGCAGATGCTGGAAGTCATGGTGCGACAGCACCCGGTCGCGCACCACCGGATAAATCCGGGCGCAGACGCCGGCCAGTTCCGTGTCCTCGTCCAGCGCCATGATGTCGCCGCCGCCGATCCGGGCCAGCGCCGCATTCACCACATCGATGTCACTGGCAATCGGCTGCATGGGTCACCGTCCGCAAAAGGAGGAAAGCGGCAGGCCGGCGGAGGAAGCGCCGGCCTGCCCGTCATCAGCCGGCTGTCGTCGCCTGCAGCGCAACCGTGACGTTGCCGCTCGCCGGGACGGCGGTGACGACATAGGACTTGAGCACCGGCGTGCCGCCGATGGCCATCACCGATACGATGATGGAGCCGACGGTCAGCAGCGCACGCGCGCCATTGAAGTAGCCGGCAGTCTCGACCGTTGCAGCCGCATCGGCGGTTGCATAGCGGAAGGCAGAAATGGTGCTGGCGGTCGGGTTGCCCGACGCATCGCCAACGACGAGCTGCTGGACACGGGCCAGCGATTTTGCGGAAAAGGCCATGACAGGCTCCTGGGTAAAGGGAAAGGAAAGGGCGACAGCCCGGCGATTGCCGGGCCGTCAGTGCGTCAGGTCGGGCGCGTGATGGCCGCGTTGGTGGCCACATGCAGGCGGCGCACGCCTTCCGGCAGCAGCACCTTGCCGCAGGCGCTCATGGTCGAGGCCACATAATGTGCCTTCTTCTCGGGCACATAGTCGGTGCGCGTCGCATCGCGGATGCGCCCCATGGCATCGGTCGGCGTGGCGAAGCCGACAGCATTCTTCAGCCACATGTAGCCATAGGCCTGATTGGCCGCCGGCACGGCGAAGTAGCTGTCCGGGAACGGGACGAGGTGGACACCGTTCCAAGACTTTGCCCCCAGCCGCTTGCGCAGCGGAAGATCGTCTCCCTGCCAGTCGGCAGAGGCGATTTCCTTGTAGAGCAGCAGCTGCGCCAGAAGGCGGTAGGGCAGACCGACATAGACTTCCGGCGTACCCGCAATACCCTGCGCCAGCAGCTGCGCCTGCCCTTCGATCAGATCGACCGTCGACAGTGCAGCCGTGCCGTTGCCGATGGTTCCGCCCGGAGTTGCAGCATCAAGCGCCTCGAACAGCACCTTGTCATACCGGCGCCCCAGCGCCGATCCGACTGTCTTTTCCGCCACCTGAATTTCGGCGACAGACATCTTGTGAAGGTCCGTCACGTTGATCCATTCGTTGGCCTCATAGTCCTTCATCGTGGCCGTCACCGTGGTGCGGTCAGCATTGAGGGTCGGACGGTTTTCGATGGCAGGCGACATTTCGGTCGCTTCGCCCTTCCCGGCAAGGCGCCAGGTGACGGTCGCGCCGTCCATCTTGGTGGCGGGGGCAGTAAGGCCCTTGGTCAGGTAGCCTTCGGTCTGCAGCACATGGATCACGCCGTCCACGAATTTGGGCTGCGACCAGTTGGAAGCTCGGGCAGTCATGGTTGATCTCCGTTGTTGGGTCTGGCCCGGCGTTCGGAGAGGCCGGAGGCCATACCGGGTCCCGGAGATCGGGAGAGGCCGGAGGCGCACCGGGTCTTAAGACCGGTTACGCCCCCGAGAGTGCACGCGCGCGGCGTGCGTTAAGCGCCCTGCGCTTCGAGCTGCTGGTAGAGACGGACGGTTTCGGCAGCAAAGGCAGGGTCAAATTTCGTGCTGGTATAATCATCGCGCGGATCGGCCCGGCGCGCCTGCAGCTGTTCGCGCGTCACCGGCCCGCCTCCGGGAGCACCGCCGCCCGCCAGCGGCCCCGGCGCCTTGCCCTGCCCCTTCATCCACTGCACCAGCTGCACACCGCCCGCGCGGTCCTGCAGTTCCAGCGCGGCGTTGTAGGCTGCTTCCGGCATGCCGGATTTGCGGAACCCGTCCAGCAGCGCCTGGTTCTCGCTCACCATCCGGTGAACCGCCGCCTTGCGTTCGGCGGCATCGCTGATATCGGGCGCCAGCGCAGCCATTTCCGCGTCCGCATTGAACGGCTTTTCCAGCAAGCCACCCGTCTGCAGCGACTGCATCACCAGGGCAACCACCTTTTCGCCGGACGCCTTGGGCACGCCCGCCGCGTGGAATGCTTTGCGGATGTCGGCGAACACCGGATCGGCGGACAGCTTTTCAGTGTAGGGCGCAAGATCACCCTCGAACTTGATCTCGTACCCGTCCGGCGATTCCGGCGCCTGTCCCTGCGTCGAGAGCTTGGCGCGCAAACCGCCATAGCTCTTGAACAGCTTGTCGATGGTTTCCTGATCGCTCGCGCCGATCAGACTTTCATCCAGCCCCTTCGGGCGATAAACCGCCGCGGCACCGGCGGCGGCATCAGCGCCGGCGGCAACGGCAGGCGCCGTTCCCTGCACGGGCTTGCCGGTTTCGGGCGCGCCGCCGGCGGCATTCGCGGCGACAGCATCAGCAGCAGAAGAAGAAGAGGCGGCGGGATCATCACTCATGGTTCACCTTGCGGGGGTTGGCGCCTTCATGGATCAGGGAGAGCAGCAGGCGCATCAGGCTGTTCTCGCCTTCGCGGCGCGAGATGAAATCGTCGCGCGCGTCTCTGGTCAGGCCCGGCGGGCACATGGTCTTGCGCAGGGTCTGGTCAAGCAGGTGTTCAAGCACCGTCCGGCCCTCATCGGTGACGAACAGGCGGTGTGCTGCAAGCGCCACATGCGCGCGCTCGCGCTGGAGGGTTGCGAGCGCGGCGCGGGCTTCATCGGCCTTGTCGCCGCGCCCCATCAGGGTTTCGAAATCGAGTTTCTCGACCTCGGCCATGAAGTGATCGGCGCCGGCGGCGGTGCGCGGGGTCACAAGCGGCGGCATCAGGACACCAGCTTGAGGTTCGGGCGACCGCTCGCCTCATCCATCATCGTGGCGGCTTCGGCCATGCCCTTGGGGTCACTTGCCGCCGCCTCGGTCAATGTCGCCTGCGCCGCCTGCGCTGCCGCCTGCTCGTCATAGGCGCGGCGCTCGGCCTCGGTTTTCAGGAACTTCGCCGCAACGCCCATATCGAGGCCGACCTGTTCCAGCAGCTCGTCCAGCTTCATGTGCCGGTCGACCGCCTGCGGCCCCTTCACCATACCGACAACCTGCACATACTCGAACACCGATTTCAGCGCTTCGGCGCGCAGTGTCTGCGCCAGCGGCGATGTCACCGACACCCGCGTCAGGAATTGGTCGATCTCGATCGGCGAGCGCATCACGCCCGCCTTGCGCAGCACCTCATAGGCGCGCGGCACGATGCCGGGCACCGTCTCATGCAGCAGCCGTCCGAACGCGCCGAGGTAGTTGGTCTTGATCCGCGCCGCCCGCGCCATGATCTCGGTGGCGCTTTTCGGCGTCGCGCCGCTGTCGGGAATCGTGTCGTCATGCAGCGCCGCGCGGATCTGTGTGCGCAGGTCTTCCATGACAATGGAGCCGATCTGGATTTCCTTGCCGCCCGTGTCCACGCGGAACACGTCCGGGCCCAGCACACCGCCCGTCACCTCCATGGGCCAGAAGGCGCCCGGCACCAGCGGCAGCACATCGGGGTTGACCGTGCCGCCGGGGCGATAGCCCCAGATGCCGAGCATCTGCAGGGCGGCAGACTTCAGCTGCAGTTCCACCACGCGGTTCAGCGTGCGGATGGCGCCAAGGCTCATCAGCAGCGGGCCGCGCCCGTAGGTTTCGCCCGGCACCTTGAAGTAGCGCGGGGCAATGAACGGCTTGGTGCGGAACGTCTCGCGCCAGAATGGCGCTTCCTCGTCACCGAGACTGCACACCATGTGCCAGCGCCCGTCGCGCCAGATGAAATCCTGGTTGATCTCCACCGGATCATACGGGCTGTCGGCCAGCTTCTTGTTGAACTCATCGCTGAACCGCCCGTGCGGCCATTGCGCCTTGATCACCGAAGGCGCGTGCATCGACTTCCAGAACAGCCCTCCCGCCGTTCCGTTCGGCCCCGGCGCCAGCGCCATTTCCTCGAACGGCAGCGTGGCGAAGTTGAGATAGTCCGGCGAGATACCCGGCGTCGCTTCCAGTGTCAGCATGACACCGGTGCCGACAGAGAGGTCAACACACATCTCGGCAATCGCGCTGTCGAACGCACCGGTCATGAAATGCGGGTGCATCTCGTCCGACATGCTTTCAAGGTGGCGCTTCCATTCCAGCGCATCCTTGTCCTCGCCCCGGCGCTTCATGGCCTTTTCGGCCACCGCCCCCGGCGCCAGCGTGAAGAACGGTTGCCCCGGCGGAAACATGTCCTGATGCAGTTGCCCGGCAAACCGCTGCGCGCCGATCGGCGCGGTGATGTCGAAAATTTCCGCCGTCAGCGTCTTGGCCGAAACGTTGCCAACCGAGCGGCGATACGGGATCGCATAGCGGTATGCATCCTGATAGAGCGCGTTCCAGCCGCGCTTTTCGCCCCAGAGCGCATCCCGCTGCTTTTTCAGTTCGGCGGGGTTCATGTCAGCCGCCCAGCTTGTCGGCGACGCCGGAGGCTTCGCCCGCCGCCACCAGCAGCCGCGACCCGCGCGGCGCCCTGCCCGTCGCCTTCACCTGCGCATCGGTTTCCGCCTGTTGTGCGCGAAGCTGTTCTTCCTGCCGCAACTGCGCCATGCGGTTCTGTTCCCGCGCCTGCGCCGCTTCCTCCTGCGCCTTCTTCTGCCCGCCGCCGTTGAACAGTGCACCGACCAGTTCGCCCATGGGCCTCTCTCCAGATAAAACAATCGGCGCAAGGCGCGGCTGGCAGGGAAACGGGATAAGCAACATCAAACCCCACCAGCCGCGCGAGGCGCACACCGGGCGCATGGCCCCGCCGCACATGCGTCAGGATCGGCGCGATGCCAGAATGATGCAGCGCGGCCAGCGTTAAGCGGGCCTGCCGGGCGATTGCTGCAAGGTGCGGCACCGCCCGTTCGCCATGGCCGGTCAACCAGATTTCCACCCCGCCGCCGGGCATCTCATAGGCGCCAAGCACCGCCACCAGCCCCGCGCCATCCGCCCAGCCTACAAGGCCCGACCCGAACACCTGCTGTGCCGCCAGCCGGCGCCCGTCCGGCACGAGCGCCGCCGCCCGCGCCACCAGCGCCAGCACATCCCACGGGTGCGGGGCCACCCGGTGCAGCATCAGCCGAATGCCGAGAAATCGGACTTGGCGACATGCGGCTTCAACCGCACCACATTTCCGCCGGGCCGCCCGCCGTTCGCCAGTGTCGCAATCAGCCCGCGCACACCGCGCACGGCGAGGACCCCATACTGCGCTGCATCGCACGGATGCGAGTATTCATTCTTGATCGGGTGCCGGCTGTAGCCGTTGACCTGCTTGGCGTACTTGAACCCTGTCGACAGCCCACGGATCGTGGTTTTCATCGACGGATCGAACACCGCATGCGGCCACGGTTTACCGCCGCGCATCGACGTGCGCAGCACCGCCCCCAGTGCGCCGCGCCGCAGGTCCCATTCATTCGACGGCGCCGGGATGATGCGATGGCCCAGCCCCTGCGACATGGCCTCGGCCCAGCTCAGCTGGCCACCGATCTTGTCAGCGCCATAGAACCCCGCCGGATCGGCGGCCCAGACACCCGGACGCAGGCCGCGCAATGGCCCGTGCAGAACCGGCAGCAGCATCTCGATAAATCGATCGACGCCAACGCCCGGCCCCGGCGCCACCTCGCGGAGGAACCGGATTTGCCCGTCCGGCGCTTCCTGAAAGAAGATCGCCGCCGGGGACAGGTCCTGGTCGAACCCGGCATGGATCGGCAGGTCGGGATCGATCGGCACCGGCACTTTCGACACGAACGTGTCATAGTCCCATTCGTCATCGTACACCGGCAACCCGTCTTTCACCCGGCCCGGAAGCCCCTCGACCATCCGCCGCGCTTCATCGCGGGGCAGCGCATCATATTCCGCCTGGTACTCCGCAAGGCTCTTGCCCGCCCGGTTTTCGGCCCGCGCCGACAACCCGGACGGCTGGCGGAAGAAATTGACCGTCCGTACATCCCTTTCCGGGTTGAACTCGGTCTTGAACGATCCGCGCTCGCAGGCTTCCCACAACGGATGGTTCGGATCAGGCGGGTTGAAATCCACCTGCATGATACGCGGGCGCACAGTGCCTTCCGGCAGCATGTCCATGCGCGGATAACGCGCTGTGCGCGAGTAGAAGAACGGGATGGCGGCCACGGGAATGCCATCGGCTTCCGTCGCCCAGCCCCAGCTCGTCTCATAGGACTTGAACGCCAGTTCGTAGTTGATGTCCTGAATGGCGAAGAAATCAACCTGCAGATCGACCGGAATTTCACGCGCGATGCCGTCGATCACCCGCACGGTGGACAGCCGCAGCTTGTGCGTGGCCGGGCGGTCCTGCCCGCCGAAGAATTCGGGATGCTGCGACACCGGGAAATAATCGAACCACGATTGCAGCGTGGTGCGGTAGAGCGACCGGTAGTTGTCGCGCACTACCGTGCCCTTCACCCTGATCTGGTGATCGCGGCACACCGGCATGGACGCGATAGAGAACCGGATACCCTTGAAGATCGACGCCACCGTCTTGCCCGAACCGCCCGGCCCGGTGATCGCGTCAATCGGTCCCATCGACTGGATATAGGCGCTCGCCACCGGCCCCGGCGGATTGTAGTGCGTGAGCGAGAACCGCGCCGCCGTTGGCAGGCGGAACCCGCAGATGTCCTCGATATCCCTCGCCCGCAGCCGCTCTTGCGGCATGTCTACAAAATCGCTCATCCCCGCGCCCCTGTCCCGCCGTGGCAGGGTTCACCCCTCCCCAATCCCCTGCCCGCTCCCGGTTCAAAATCCGCCGCGCCCCTTGGCAGGCGAGGCCGAGGGCGGCCTGTGGGTGTGGGACGCCACCCCCCAGGGGGGGACGGCTCGCGCCGGTTTTGACCCCCCCGGGGGGGGCTGGCGCACGGTGCGGAATGGCCACCGGGGGGCCTTTCGCCGCTGACATGACGCGCGCGGTCCATCGGCAGGGGTATTCCCCCGCGCGCCTGCCACTGATTCCCAATCAGTTGCTGATATCGGCTAAGCCTTTGTTTGTTCATGCCTTTTCCTCCGCGTCCGACACGATGCCATCCGACATCGCCACCGCATGGACGCTAAGTGCTTGATTTTGCTCACCCGGCTGTCCGTTCGCCACATTGACCTGTGTCGGACCGTTGCCGATCACAACCAGCGTGCGCGGTGCGCCCTCGTTCTGAACCTCGATTTGTTGCGGCATGCGGCGGTGCTCGTAGGGCATCCGGTCGGCAGCGGCCTTGCGGATTTCACCCAGAACCTTGACGCGCACGGCCACCCTGTCCGCCGCTTTCAGGCTCAGGCCAGCGCACAGCGCATCAGCCAGCTCCACAGGGTCCGCGCTCGATATGGCCGCCAGAACTTCCATGGGGTCGCGATATCCGCGCGCCGCCATCAGCTTTTTCATCTGCACGGTGGTGAAATCGGCCTTGCCCGGCGGCCTGCCGGGTCCGCGCTTTTTCGGCGGCGCCAGCACCCCGCCGATGCCGTCCAGCCCCGCCTCGAACTCTGCGAACAGATCGGCATCGCCGGAATTTTCCCCAGCGGCGGCGTGTGTGCCACCCAACACCCCTGTTTCCGGGTCCTGCATGGCGGTCACCATCGAATGCGCTGGCCGCTGTCCGTTCATGGACATTTTCCCCCCATTTCCAATTGCCGGTTACGCCCAAGGCCGGGTGTAACGGCACTGTAACTTTCCTGTAACCGCCTTTTTCCCTTGCAAATCAGCAAGTTAATCATTCCCGTTACAGAGTTACAGCTTTTCCCCTCCCCCCTCACATGCGCACACGCCCGCGCCGCGCACACGTTGCGTACAACGCGCGCGCCACGCGCATTCGCGTCACGCGCGCGCGAGGCGTGCAACCCGTAACTTCTCACCCATATCACTGATTTCATTGGAGTTTTCAGGTTACAGAAAAGTTACAGGCGGTTACATCTGTAACATTCATGGCGGCGACGGGCCGGATATGCCTACGATTGCCACAGCGCGGCGGCTGTTAAGCGCCCTGCCCCCGAAAATCGCGCGCCGATAAAACTGCTCGCGGGCGCGGCACGCGCGTTGCGACGGCAGGGCGCATGCCGCGCCCGCGAGACGTTATTCCTCCTCAATGGGCATTGGGTTGGGGTCCGGGTGATGGGTCGGGGCGCGGGCGGGAGGAAAAGCGTCCCGTCCGTGGCATGCGTGTCGATTCATGGGTTGGCGGCAGCAGAAAAGCCCGGTTTGCGCAAACGGGCAAACTGACCGGAATGCCTGTCCTGTTGTCGCAGGCGGCGGCCTACGCCGGTTCCACCGGCCAGCGCGTGGTCAGCAGCTTCACACAGCCGTCCCGGTCAGTCGCCAGCCAGGCGAGCGTCACACAGGCCGCGCGCATCCCGTCGAGATCGTGGCGAAGATCGGCGATTTCCCGCGCATCGTGCCGGGCGCAGGCGTCACCCAGCAGCCGTTCCAGCCGCGCCAGCGTGTTGCGCGCGGCGTCCCGCTGCGCCTCAATGCTGACGGGCGGGGAGCGGGGCGCGGTCATGGCGGCGGCGCTGCCGCCCGGCGATAGCAGGCGCACCCTGCCGCATAGAGCGGATCAGCAATCCAATCGGTCCATGCGCGTTCATGGCTGTAGAGGCGAAATGCCGCCTCGCACAACAGCCACCCCAGCAAGTCCCATACGGCTTTCATTGCCGCCCCTCCGCATATCCCCGCTCGATCTGGATCAATCCGGCCTGCGACACAAAGCGCCAGAACCGCGCGGCAACCTCGTCTTTTGCCGCTTCCTCGCTTGGCGCGTGGCCATCGACCGGGTTGATGCAGACGTTGACCCATGATCGCCAACGCCATTGACGCCCGCCGCCACGGGGCGGAAACACCGCCCCGATCGCGATTGCACCGCAATAGGCCACCCTGCGATGCGGCTCAGTCGTCCATACCAGAACATGCGTCATGTCCGCACCGCCAGTTGTCGATACTCGGCTGGCGTCAGGCCATACGTCCATGCGACAGCGGACAGCGCGGTTTTGATCGGCCTGCGCCTGTCGTTTCGTTCGGGCACCGCAAGAAAGTAGGTCTTGCGGGTGCCGTCCGGTTCCAGCGATCCGTTCAGCACCTCGACCGCGCAATATGGCTCTTCGTCAGCACCGAGATCGCGCCGCCACAACTTGCCATAACGGTCCTGCTGGACCACAACGCCGCCGGCATCCGGCATGAACCGATCGACACCATAGATTTCGATGGCCACACGCCGTTGCTCTGCGTTCGTCATAGCCATGATGCTGTCAGTGGTCAGCTCGTTGCGCTTTTCGATCAGGTCGCCTGGGATTTGCAGCCCATGCCAGGACCACACTTTCCAGCCGTCAGCGAATTCCAGCGCAGGGCCATCCTCCGCATGCAGTCGCATGCGATCATTCGGGCCAGATGGCTCCATGCGACAAGTTGTCGGCCTGTCAACTACAACACACAGACCATCGAACGGCAGCATCATGAAGCATTCCGTCGCGATTATCTCCATATCCTGTCGATAATCATCAATAGAGCTGTCATATTTTGTTCCGATACTCTCTGCCGCCTGATAATGTGCAAGCCAGACATTTGCGTAGTTTGTGTCGAACGCTGTTTGATAAAAAATGTTCATCGCCGACCGCAAAGTTCCGCGCGCATCCGAGCGAGGCCCGAGCGAGGCATCGAGCGAGGACCTGAGCGAGGACCTGAGCGAGGACCAGAGCGAGGCATCGAGCGAGGACCTGAGCGAGGACCAGAGCGAGGCATCGAGCGAGGCATCGAGCGAGGACCAGAGCGAGGCATCGAGCGAGGACCTG